CGCGCTCTGCCGCAGATCGCCCGCGCGCGCCTCGTCCGCCATCGCCTTGGCGTGCCTGCCCCTGATATCGGCGTCGTTCAGCGCGGCCTGAACCTCCGGCGGCACGACCGTCCCCGGATCAGATGGCGGGTCGGGCGGCGCGTTCATCTCGTTGTGCATGACATGCGTGTCGGCGATGTGATGGATCGATGCGTGCTTGCGTTCCTCCGCCAGAGCGAAGTCCGCCGCCGCCTTGGCCCGCGTCGCCGTGGTGTCGGCCTCGGCCTTGTCCTCGGCCATCTTCTGAACTTTCTGCTGCGTCTGCGCCTGCGCCTCCTGACGGTCCTTCAACATCTTCAACAGGTCTTCCTTGTTGCGGAAATTTGATGCGGCGATCAGCATCTCCGGCGGGATCAGGCCCGGCTGCGTGCCGGCCAGTTGCAGCAGGTTCTGGAACTGCTCGGCCTGAATGCTTGGAACGTCAATTCCTTCCTCGATCGTAATGTCCACGTCCATATCGGTTATGTCGTTCTCAACCCGGATCACTTGCTGAAGCCGTGGGTCCCCGGGCACGAGCCGCATCATCTGCATCGCCTGGGCGCGTTGGTCGTCCGGCAGCGCCGCCAACTCGTCCATCAGGCGCACCGGCTGGTTGATCCCAACCCAGCGTGTTGAATTAAGGTCGTCCGTCACCCGCACCCATCGTCCCGCCGTCCAATATTGCCGCGCGGCCATCCATGCGATCGACAGCAAATCGCGGTTCCACATCCGTAACGTGTCCGCGATCGGCTCGTGCGCCGCCGCGCCGCCCGCCTGCTGCGCGAGGATCGCCCGCCCCGACAGTTCGCGCGGATCGGTGCCGGACATCGAGGCGTTCGGCCCGCTGGCCTGCATTTCCGCCGTCGCGTGCTGCAACAACTGAAACTGGCCGACAGCCAGGTCATTGCCCCTGTCGATCTCGAATTTCATGCCTGGATTAACAACGATCACGCCGTCGGGCCGCGCCACTTCACGCCGCGCCTTGTCTATGTCCGCGACGGCTCCGTCTTCCGTCACCACCTGGGCGACTGACAACAAATGCAGCGCCTTACTGCGACGTTTGTTGACCTCATCTTGCATACTGATCAGGTCGCGCACCATGCCGTAACGATTATTCTCGCGGTCAATGTGCGCGCTGGTCATGCGAAGGCCACAGGCTGATTTGCCCTTGGCGTCGAGAAATGGGGACTTCGTGGGCTCTGCCAGGAAGCCGACGCGGGTATAGGTCGCTACCCACCACTCGTTTTGCTCCTGCCAGTGGCATTGCACGACGCGGATGCGCTCGCGCTTGCTGTCGCACCAGACGATCTCGTGCGGGCGGTCGCCATAGCTTCCTGTCTGCGTCTGGAACGTGTCGGATATCAGATCCTCGACATCAGGCCATGTTTCGACGGCTTGCTCGCGGTCCATCCAGACGATGATGCCGCGATGGCGCGCGTCGCTAAAGTCCAGTCGGCGCGAATGCGGGTCCCACCACAGCCGATCGAACGGCACCTGTTCGAACGTGATATCGGCGCCGCCCTTGCCGTCATCCACCAGCACGATCTCGGCCCCGCCGACGCCCTCGACCATGAGGTTTTCGTAAACATCGCTGCGGATCAGCGGGAGGTTGTTGTCGTCGCTCATGTAACGCAGCGCCTGGGTCGCGGCGTCGGCTTTGTCCTCATCGACAGGGTTGCGGGCGAATGCTTTTGGATCGGTGCGCGATTTCCTCTCAAGACCGCACATAAGTTCCACTTTGCGGCTGACGTAGTTGATCGTGACCTCGGGCTGGCCCCTCAGCTTCAGCGCCTCTTTCTCGGCGGATGACCACTGGTATCCGTCTTTGTAATCCCTGTCCCTCTGCGACCATTTTCTGCCATCATCGGTCGCGCGCTCGCTGTCCTCGAACCACTGGACCATGCGCGCGTGTAAATCGTCCAGATCGCGCGGGTAACGATCCGATGCGATGCCGGGACCACCTTTCGGGCGCGACGCCTCGGCGGCCTCGGGGTCGGTCGGCGGATCGGGGTAAAGGGACTGGCTCATGGCGCGACACCCGTTGGCGGCACGATCCAGTGATCGCACACGAAGACGTAACGCCTGCACGCCGGGCAGTAGTTTTGCGTTCTGTTGTTCATGCGCTGGTGCTATCGGTTATGAACCCAAACGCCGCCAGGGCGGTCAGCAGTGACGCCAGCGCCGCGTTGCCGCCGCGCGAACCCGTGACGGTCTGCCGCCCGACCGCCGGAGAGTTCATCCCGAACGATACGGGCACCAGCTTCAACGCGCTGACAACGCCAGTCGTCCGGTTTATGCTCAGCGGAGTATCAACAAAGCCTCCCGAAGCATCGTAACGTATTACATTGAAATCGTCTGTCGTGGTCGCCGATACCAGCGCCCAGGCCAAATTCGCGGCCCTTGTGAATATCAGAGCCTTTTGTTCACCCGCCGCGCCGACGATCACCACGTTTCCAGGACTGCCGCTGGTCAGACCGGACTGTATGACACCGTCGATGTACATGCTCGATCCGCCGATACCCTGAAACCGCGTTGTCGGACTATAGAATGTCTGCCGTGTGCCTGCCGCGAATGAAAATGTCCAGGTGTTCGAGGGCTGCAATGTCAAGGAGCCAATGGTCGTATAAGCCCCATTCGTTACCGTCGAGATCAGCGGACCTGAAGCGTTCGCACCGGAAAAATAGACGCTATCGACCAGAATATTCCCGTCCAGTGTTTCCGCTATCGCGGAGACGGAGCGAGGGCCTTGCAAGTACAGATAACCGTTACTGAGTTTCAGGATGCCGCGCTGAACCTCGGCCCAATGGACATTGTTTGTGTAAAATGTGCTATTGAAATTAGAAAGAAACACGCGCGCATCATAGTCGTTAAGAAATATCTCCGGATAGTTCGATGAGGAGAATGAATAAAAGTTGGTGATATGGATATTTCCGGCGCCATTGATGTTCAGGAACGGCCGCACCCGTTCAGTCCCCGCCGTGGTATAAATGTTGCTTATATTGAGATGACCAACGCCACCGGAGTTGACCTCTATATACGACTGCACTCCGTCCATCATGGCGTTGGTAATGTGGCACATGGTGTAGCCGCCGTTCTCGCCGGTGAATATCACCCGGCCCAAGAAGCAGGTCAGGCCGCGGACATCCAGCCCGTCACAGCGTCCCACGCGCAGCGCCTGTGTCTGACCATCCTTGAATACATTGAACAGCGAACCACCCAGGTCGAAGTTCCAGAAGTGGTAGCCAGAGATGTGGCAGAAATCCATCACGCCGCCAGCCGCGCCCTCGCCTATCGAGACGCCGCAATCGAGCGCCCCCATCTCGATATCGTCGAGCCAATATACGGTGTTGTGGTTGTTGGTGGTGATGCCGTCCCAGGCGCCGCCGATCCGCACGCGGATGCACTGAATACGAAAACTGTCGCTACCGGATGCGATGGCCCACGGATATTTGACGCCGGTCCCGCCCGTGGACGAAGTGCCGCCCGCCGCCAGCGTCTTGAAGTTGGCGCGTGATCCCTGATCCGAGGGCTGTTGGAACGTGACGCCGAAATCCCGTAGCACGGGGCCGGGATCGAAGCCGCCCGACGTGCACATGATGACCGACGTGGCGGCCGGATCGAACCTGTCATCCACATAGAGCACGGACGAGCCGCGCGTATCGCCCACGAGGCCCTGGCTGGCGGAGAGATTGATCTGCTTGTTCACCCGGTAGACGCCTGTCGGAAGATAGACCGCCCTGTGCCGCGTGCTCCCAGACGAAACCACCGCCGCCGCCGCGTTGATGGCGTCGGAACTGTCCAGCACGCCGGTTGGGTCGGCGCCATGATCTAAGACGTTTACGGCGCCACCAACCGATCCAGCGCCAGCGATGGCATCGTTCAGATCGGTGGCGAGCAAGGCGTCGCCGATTTGCCATGGATAGCCCATTACGTCGTCACCTGTTGCATCTCAGCGTCGGTCAGAACGCGAGGCCAGTATTGAATGCGCCGGATGTGGCCGCTCATCGTCTCGTTAACCGTGCCGGGATTGCCGGCGAAAACGCTGATGCCCGTCGATGCGAGCGAGGCGAAGCCGGTCGCTTGCGCGCCGGCGCCAATGGCGCCGCCATTGAGACAGACTTTGCCGTTGCCCGATGCCCAGGTGGATGCGCCTTTCGATATCGAGGCGACCGTGAACACGTTCGGTGTGGCGATAACGGCGCCGTCAAACGAGGCGACATTCATGCCGGTTGATACCCATAACGGCGTCACACCGGCGCTGTTCGGGCCAATGATGCGCGGGCTCGTAAGCGTGATTGGTGTGGGAACGGCGCTGATAAATTCCGCCAACCAACTGCCGCCGGGAGACGCGAACCAAGGCGCCATGTTCGCGGGCGAAATTACACAACTATCGCGCGCCCGCGTGACACTCGCCGCGACCGTGGAAATGTAGGACGTGGCAAAGGCGCCTTGTTCAAGTTGAAGCCCCCAGATCAACAACCCATTCGCGGCGTTCCCCGTGTAAGACGGCGCGAACCCTGGCGCGGCCACGTTATTGGTTCCCACCAGACCGGATCTTATGGTCGTCCCGACCCCGATCGAAGTGGTTAACGTCAGACGGTAAACGCCGTTGCCAACCGGAATAATGGTGGCGCCACCTAACGCCCCCGCGCCCAACGACGTTAACGGTCCACTGACAACACCGTTTTGCAAATCGTAGGTGGCGAACCCACCGGCGCTACCTCCGGCATTGTCAACAAACAACTGGAGATAACGTATTTGCTGCATCTTGGCATAAACGGAGAATGTATAACTCGCGTTCGCGACGGACGGGCCGGAAAAGTCTGAGTAGTGCGCCCCGCCGAGGTTCGTTTCAGCCCAACGCACCATCGTATTGGTGGCATCCGGCGCGATGCCGCTCGCGGGCGTCCACGACGCCCCGGACACGCCGTATCCGGTATAATCTTTGGATTGATTGGTGCGCGCCTCCTCGATCAGCAGCCCGCGCAACACACCGTTCGCGTAATCCCACCTTGGCGCGTTGCTCGCCGCCGTCTGGATCACACCGCTCGCGTCGGTGTATGTCGCGCTGCTCGCGCGGGTGAACGTGATGCGCGGATCGAGCGAACCCGGAAACATGAAATTGAGGTCGAGCGTCGCCCCGGCCGGTCCGGCGTTCCGCACGCCGCCGAGGCACGCATCCACGGCTGGCGCGTTAATGACGCACTGCGCGAACGCCGACGCGGGAAACGCGGCGCCGGCCAACAGCAATGATCGCTTGCTGATTACCACTGACGCGCCGCGAACGCCTGCGCCGTGGTCGCGCCGATGATCGAATACGCCTGACCGGACGCGGGAGACATGCACAAGAACTGCTGACCGGCCGGGATCAGGATCGACGGCGGTCCGGCGACCGCTGTCGCCGTCTCCGACACCCACAGGCTGCCCAACGACTGGTTCTGAATCATGCAGCCGTGGCGGCCCGTCCACGCCGGCAGGACGACCTGGGCGGTGCCGCCGGCGGTGATCGTGCCGGAACGATCCTCGTAGGTCAGGGCCTGCGCCCACGCCGCCGAGGGCGACATCAGGGCGACCAGGATTAACAGGCGGATCATGTGCCGTCTCCCTCGATGACGTTTCGTATTGAGTGTTTGCGCGCGGTTTCCATGGCGTCGGCGAGCAAATCCCGCAGCCAGTCGCGATCGATCTTGTAGCCAAGGTCTTCGGCCGCGATCATCGCCGCGTCGGCCCACTTGTCGGGATCGGTGCCGACTTCGCGCTGGAACGCCGCGCCGCTGAGTGATCGGTAGTCGGTCATCACGTCACCCTCCAGTCGCGAAGTTCTTCCGCGTCCCGGTTGAACGCCGCGTCCCAACTGTCGCGGGGCGGCGGCTTCGGTTTGTCCGGCGCGATCTCACGCCATGCGAGGGACATATACCTCATTGCGTCTGCGGAATGGCTTGACCAGTCATGCTTCGGTCGATCCGAAAACACCTTAGCCCGCTCGTCGAACTCGGCGTGATACGCGCGCAACGCCTCAAGCCCTTCGTGGCAGTTGCCAGCGTCGAACCACGTCTTCGCCAACGTCACCCGTGCCGCGTTGATACCGTCCATGATGGACAACTTGCGAACGATCCAGGGATGGCGACCGCTCAGTGCCTTCATCGTCTCGAAGATCGATCGCCCCGTCCCAAGCTCGCGCGCCATCGCGTCGTGCGGCAGGTAATCGCGGCCGTATTGATACGGCTTCGACTTGAGCACTTCCACGTAATGACCGAGCGCGAAGCCGGACGCCTCGTAATGATCGATGACGTGCAACTCGGAGCGCACGATCTGGAAAAACCAAATGGCGGTGCTGTCGCCAATGCCGATATCCCACGCGGTATGCACGGGGATCGCCGGGTCGTATGGCACGCTGGTAATGCGCCCGGATGTTTCCGCGTCGGCCAGATCCTTGCCGAAGTAGGAGCCGAGGATCGCGGCATCGAAGCTGCATTCCATTTCAGCTTCGAAGGCTTCGGGCGTTAGCATACGCCTGAGGTCTTCCACCTCGGCCTCCGGTAGCAGGTGCGTCTGGCTGACCCTGAGAACCAGTGAGAACCATGCCGGGTCTGTCCGCGCCTGCTCATGGATGCGCCAGAACTCATTCCGACCGCGTGGAGTGCCGATAAACACAGCCCACCCTTGCCGGTCAGACAACGCGGGACGGATGACCTGAGGCCACGCCTGAGGCGGCATATCACCGGCCTCGTCTAAGATAACGCCGTCGAGGTAAATGCCACGCAATCGATCATAGGTCTCACAGCCATAGAGGCGGATGCGCGCACCGTTGGGAAAGATGACCATCAAATCAGACTCACGTTGCTCTATGCCGGGAATATCGGCCGTGAATCGCTTGAGGTATTGAAACGCGCTGTCTTTCGCCATTGCGTAGGTGGGCGACATAAAAGCAAAGCGCGCGTCTGGCTTGTCACAGCGCAGCGCCGCATCGATGAGGTCCATGAGACTTGCTAACGTCTTTCCGCAACGTCGATGCGCCACAATGCAGGCCCAACGTTGCTTGCGACGGTGGAAGTCCTCGAACTGCGGACGGGGCCTGTAGCCCAGATCGATCGCACCAACAGACGACGCCGCGTCGCCCGCCTCGCGCCTTTCCCGCTTACGCGCACGGTATCGCGTGTTGTGTATTCGGTTCTCCGCTCTGCGCTCGTCAGGCGTCATCGCTAATCATTCGCCGTGGAACGCCCGTTATCACCTGGATAGTCAGTGGCCCGCCGTCTTCTCCAGTGTGGGCGGTAACGGCGAGATCTGGGATAGTCTTGCGAAGTAAACCAAGTGCGGCTCGCACCTGATCACTCGACATAACGACGAGATTTGCCTCGTCCAGCGCGAATTTGTTCAGACGATTAACAAGCTGACTTGTTTGAATGGCACAGCGGGCTCGCTCGTCCTGCTTCGGGTTGAGTCGCGCGGCCATGAGTGCATCTCATTCCTGATACAGTGCGTTCCTCATTCCCCGCTACCACGCTCTACCGCTCCACGCAATGCTCCACGCCAGTCCTACCGCTCCACGCGCTGCTCCACGTTACGATTACGCGACTGTCGCGGTCGCGTGGTGCGTCTCCACTTCGCGTTCGAAGAGTCTGGCGCGACCTTCGCGGAAAGCGGCGACGAGCGCGGGGTGTTGGGCGCAGTCTCGGCATAGCGCGACCTCGACGTTGGGCGGCGCGGCGATGGGGCGTTCGCAGACACCGCACGGGATGGTCCGGGCCGGCCTGGGAGGGTCGCCAGCGGCTTTTGTGTCCTGGGTGGCTGTCGGATACCCGGAAGCGTCCGGACCGGCTCTGGCGGGCATCAGAGGCGCCCTGTCAACAAAAGTATCAGCAACACCAGGATCAGCAGACCGCCGATGCCGATGCCGTAGCCGTAGTGGGGATACGCCGAATAGTAGCCGCCGGAGTATCCCCAGCCGCCTCCGATGATCACGATGATCAGCAGGATTATCAGGATCGTGGTGAGGTTCATGGGTTGAGTTCCTCCGGTTGGGTGACGGGCTCGATGTCCTCGGCGCGCAGCCACGTGGTGCGGTCGCCGGGCCATTCGACGCGGGTCCACTCCTCGAATTTGTAGGTGCCGAGGATGGCCGTGCCGTGGCTGGTGCCGATGTCGGGGAAGCGGCACCTGGCGGCGAAGGTGAGGCGGACGCGGGTCACTTATTTGTCCTTCGTCAAAGAAGCCGTAGCAGTCGCCCATAAGTAAGAAAATAGAATCATGCTACGGTGCTACGGGCGGTAAGGGGGGAGGGGCTAAACCCCCCCCTTCCCCCTAGCCTGCTACGGCAAAAAACGTCGGGTTTCGTAGGTGAAGCGTCATTACGTAGCTGTTCCGTAGCGGAAAACCGTAGCAATGCTACGTTACGTAGCCGCAATTTAGGGTCGTAGCTGTGACGGCTACGGAACGAACCCTGGGTTTTTCTACCGCTGGTTGCTTTTGGATACATTCTTTGCACCTTTTGATTTGGCGATGATGATCGACCTGATGGAGGGTCGCTTGCCTCGCGGCTTCCCGGCCATGTCGGGTCTGGCCTTGGCTATGGCTCTGGCCGCGATAATGGTTGGTGCGGTGGATTTTGGCATCACAGTCTGTCCTTGTTCAAAACGGATTCGCCTTTGTCTGTCAGTTTCCACGGCGCCCCTTTGCGGAGCCGGTGGATGAGTTTGTCGTCGAGTAGCGAGGCGATAGCCCGCTGCACGCGCCACTTCTCCGGTTGGTCGTTGTCATCGAGCCATCCGGTGTCGCGGCATATCTGGGCGTATGACCATTCCGGGTGACCGTGGATCGCGCGTAACACGACATCTTCATTGGCCAATGTCTGTTTGCCGTGATCGGCGACGGCTTCCTCGGACATCGGCTCGGCGATGATGGTTGTCTCGGGTCGGCTGTTTTCGTCGAACAGGCCGGTCTCGACCTTGCGGAGTCGGTAGCCGAGCGGGGAGAAGTCGGGGCCGCGTATCTTGCCGCACCAGTGGAGTTCGGTGACTTCCCCCTGAACCTCGGACCAGAGGACGAGATTGCCGTCGAGTTCGTTGAGGAACGCGCCGCCGCCTCGGGGCAGGAGGTTGCCACGCGCCGCGCCCTTGACCGGGTGGGACAGCGCGATGACGGCGGGGCCGCCTGGGCACTCATGCAAGGTCCGGAGCGTCCTGGCGTAGCCGCCAGACTGCACGTTGGAGTTCTCATCGTCGCCGGGGAAGAAGCTGGACGCCGTATCGCCGATGATGAGCGCGAGCGGCACGCCGAGGGCTTTTATCAGGCCCTTCAGTTTCTCGATTTCATCTTCGTTGAGAGGGAACGCGCCCGGCAGGACGTAGGGTAGCCTGTCTAACGGGATTTTGTATGCCCGAGCCATGGCGATCATACGGGCTTCGAGATCGGCGGGGTTTTCGCCGGCCAGGATGAGGACATTGCCGGGGAATGTGCCGAGGTTGCCGATCATGCGTCCGGCGTGGACCATGCAGGCGTTGAACAGCCAAATAGCGGTCTTGCCGTGGCCGGTCAGCGATGTGCAGGCGTAGAGTCTGCCGCGTTGGACAATGCCGTCGATCAGCCAGGTGGGCGGCACGTGCCTGCCAATAAACTCCGCTCCCGTGAGGATGCGCGGGGGAGGGCGCGACTCTCCGCTCTCGGATCTGCAACCTCCGTCGGCGTATGTCTTCCAGACAGTTTCCTCATCGGGCATGGTTGCGCCGAGGGGCTATCGGCAGGTTGTCCCACACTGTTTGGACCACGATCGCGTTGACCTCCCACTCGTGCAGCGTTTGGCTCGCGTTGATGTCGTGCGCGCGGGCGAGGATGACGTTCTTCGGCGCCTTGGCGCTCATTTGGGCGCGTGTCTCGTCGGCGATCCTGATGGCGAGTTGGTCGCGGATATGCCGCCAGACGGTGACGGATCGGCGCATTTCGGCGACCTTCTGGCGGGCCTCGTCGATGTCTTTGTATCGGGCCAGGACGGACAGGTCGGCGAGCGTGAGGGTCATGGTTCCGCGTGCGACGGCGAACCCCATCTCGGCCTCGAATGAGGGGAATCCGGTGGCGCGGATCAGGATCTGCTCGACGATGGGTCCGATCGGTTTCACCCCGCGCCTCCCTTGCCGCTGACCCGGCGCATGTATCGGTCGAGTTCGAGGTAACCCGGTTCCCCAGGCAGGCGGAGCCATTCGGGGATCGTCTCGAACGGCAGCGGCGGGCCGAGGGGCGACCAGTCGTGGAAGTCGTAGACGACGCCCGAGGGCGTGCGGACGGTGGCGACGTGGCGGGTCTGGGGAGGGTTCAGGGGGAGGGATGCTTGCTTCATGGGTTCCACAGTCCGAGGCGATGGGCGGCCGCCACGGAGACGCCGCCGGAGCCCTTGCGTCGCGGCGTGCGCTTGCGCTTCGCGGGGAGGCGTTCGTTCTGCTCGGCGATGCGTTGGTGGATCTGGGTGAAACTCGCCCGCAACGGAATGCCCACGTCGCGGCACGCCTGCTCCACGTCCTCGGGACATCTGGCGAGCGCCCAGCAATGACCGTTGGCCATGACCTGATCGCGGAATAGCTTCTGATGTTCGGACAGTTGTGTCCCGCTCTTGATTTCCAGCCAGAGCGTCGCGCCTAGATACGCTATCAAAACATCAGCAATCCCCGGCTTCACGCCCCTCGCTTTTCGTAATTGCCCCGCCTGCGCTGAGCCAGCGGAGCCGATGTCGATCGATGTAAAGTATGCTGTTGGCGGCAGGGCTTTTGAGAGATAGACGACGATACTTCGTTGTAACGACCATTCGCGCTGCACGTTGCGGGGGCGCGCGGCGGTCATGCCGCCCTCGTGGAGACGCGGTGGTAGACAATCGCCCTGCACGACGGGCACCAACTGCTCCCGAGCGGCGTGCGTTTTTCGCAATACTCGTGGCTGATCGGCGCGCCGTTTTCCCACAGCGGAAACGCGCATTTGCCATTCCCGAGCGGCGGTGGAGGAGGCGGCGACGGCGCCACCACGGGCCACGGCGCCAGCGCGCTCGCCAGCGGCGGCAACGTCACGGTGGGCGGCGGCATCGCCATCGGCCGCGTCTTCGGCGCCTTGGGTTCCAGCGCCGCCCGCTCAGCCGCGCGCTTGCGTTCGAGCCGTTCGTTCGCGGCCTTCTCGCCCCGGTCGATGCCGAGGATCGTCCTG